AAAAGTGAAAGCTGCCAGCACTTCCAAAATGACTGATTTTGAGTACGAACAGCTAATCAAGTATTACAAAGCACTTAATAAGAAGTTACGAAAGGAGAAAGGGTTATGAATGATTTGGAAGCAGGAACATTTGTCATGATGGTCAAGAATAATGATGGTTCATTCTCTCCGGTTGGATTAAGTAAGGAACAGGCTTATATAATCCGGACATTTCTTTCCAAACTTAGTGAGGATTCCCCTTTTATCATTAAATCAGAAGATAGATATGTACAAACTACGTGATTACCAACAGAAAGCCTCTGATGCTGCCGTTTCTTTCTTCAATAACAGGGCGAAGAAGACGAATGTTATCATGGTTCTGCCTACGGGGAGTGGAAAAAGTCTTATCATAGCGGATATAGCCGCAAGGCTTGACGGTCATACATTGGTTTTTCAGCCCAGCAAGGAGAAAAAGAAAAAGCAGACGTAAAAGCCTGCAATGATATATTTTATGTGTTTTGGATTGGGGGCGTTGTGAAACGCTCTCTTTCTTTACTCTTTGATTTTGAGTTCAAGGGGGGTACCACAATTAGGACATATAAGAGAATTTCCCGTTTGTTTTACTTCATTTGGTGATGCGAAAAGTTGCCACATAGGTACATTTAGGGCATTAGCAATTCTTTCAAGAGTTTCTTGTGATGGATTACCTGCTAATGTTTTTACTATTGAGATTCTTGTAACACCTAATTTGTCAGCCAATTCTTGTTGGGTTATACCTTTCTCTTTTAAGATTTCTTTTATTCTGTTCATAATCATGTATTTTAATTGCTGCAAATATACTCTTTTATAATAATGTGTATAATCATACTTATACTAATTAGTGTTAAATGAATAATTAAATATATTCTTTTTCTTTGAAATGAATAATTGAGATTATACATTTGCATCATCAAAGTAAACAAATAGAGTATAACACATAAAATATAAGTAGTATGAGCACAAAATTTAGAAGTCAGATGAAAGAAGTAATGCAAATGGCATGGTCTTTTGTTCGCAAGAACGGTTATTCAATGAGTGAAGCGTTGAAATGCGCATGGGCTAATTTGAAGCTGAAAGCGGCTTTGAAAGTGAAGATAGTAGAGTTTTATTTCAAAAAGACCGATGGCACGTTACGTCAAGCCTTTGGCACTCTCAAAGAGAATCTTATCGGTGAGGTAAAAGGTAGAGGCAGAAAGCCGAATGACAATCTGCAAGTGTACTGGGACACTGAAAAAGAAGAGTATAGATGTTTCAAAAAGTGTAACCTTATCAAAATTGCATAACTATGACACTAATAGCAGAAAATCAAGAAGTAAAGATATACCGGCATAACACAGTTGGCGGGCGAATTAACGTATATCAGTTCAAAAACGGTGAATTATCATTCGGTACTGAAAAAACATTAATACTGAATAGATTTGAGAAAACACAAGTTTATAAAGCTATTTGTAAAGTACTAACACATAAAATATAAACGATTATGACAACAGAAATTAATATTGAAGAGATAAAGAACAAAGCTGTTCATTCTGATTTACTAAAAGCAATGTGTCTAATTAATCAAGCCCGTAGTATAGTTTCGGGTACGATGGATGAGAAAGAATTACGGAATGCCGGACAGTGGGACTGTTTGGACGATACCGTTTCAAGACTAAATGAATGTTCTCGTGATGTGAGTTATATTATTGCCACGATTATAACAAATAGAGTTTCGGTTCTAACGAACTAACACGATTATCAAAAGGCAGTCTTCGCACGACTTTAAAGACTGCCTTTATTATTCACTTTAAAATCAATGATTATGGACGAAGTTTGGAAAGACATTGAAGGGTACGAAGGCTTATACCAAATATCAAATTTAGGTAGGGTAAAGTCTTTAGAAAGATACAGAAAAGGTAAACGTGGGGCATTAACATTTTGCAGAGAAAGAATACTGATAGATAGAGTTGGCAAAAATGGTTATTCTCAAATATGCCTTTGCAAAAACAATATAAAGAAACTACTTCTTGTGCATCGTTTGGTTGCGAAAGCTCACGTGCAAAATGAAAACAAGTTGCCATGCGTTGACCATATAAATGGCATTCGCACCGATAACAAAGCAATTAATTTGCGATGGTGTACAACAAAAGAAAACTTGAATTTTGATTTAGCACGTAAAAACATATCGCAATCAAATAGGGCAAGCGAAAAATGTAAAAAACATATAAAGTCATTACATAAATCTTGTTGTAAAGAAATAGTAATAGTGTTTTCTGATGGCTCTATAAAAGAGTACAAATCGGCAAAGGCTGCCGAAAAAGATGGGTTTAATCATTCGCTTATAGCCGCTTGTTGTAGAGGCAAGCAAAAAACAACACGTGGTTGTAAGTGCTATTATAAAACTGATTATTATGGCAATAATACTTAGGGATTATCAAAAGGCTGCCTCTGATAAAGCGGTAGCCTTTTTCAAAGACAAGAATAAGAAAAGTAACGGTGTTATGGTACTGCCAACAGGGGCGGGTAAATCAATAGTAATTGCGGATATAGCACATAGACTAAATGACTATGTGCTTATTTTTTGTCCATCACGTGAAATTGTCGAGCAAAACTTCAAGAAACTCTGCTCATACGGCATTCTTGATTGCAGCATCTATTCTGCATCCTTTAACTCAAAAGAAATAAGCCGGATAACATTTGCCACCATCGGCAGTGTGAAGAATCATCCTGAGCTGTTTACCCACTTCAAGAACATCATTGTTGATGAATGCCACCTTGTAAACCCTAAAGAGGGAATGTACAAGGATTTCTTTGATGCGGTAAAGTGCAAGGTTCTTGGCTTGACTGCAACACCATACCGTTTAAGCTCTAGCCGTGATTTCGGCTCTATGCTGAAATTCATCACCCGGACAAAGCCTCATGTCTTTTCAGAGGTCATTTACCATGTACAGGTATCAACCCTATTAGATTTGGGATATTTAGCAAAACTAAATTATTATCCAATGAATCCTTCGGGATGGAACGAACTCAATTTGAAAGTAAATACCACTGGTGCCGACTACACGGATAGGTCAGTTCAGAGAGAATATGAACGGATAGACTTTTACGGCTATCTCGTTCATATTGTCCAAAGGCTGATGAATCCCAAAGCCGGAGGAAAACGGAAAGGTATTTTGGTATTTACCCGTTTTCTGAAAGAAGCGGAGCGGCTTACCTGGTCTATACCCGGAGCCGCAATCGTTTCGGGTGACACCCCAAAAGGTGAGCGCGAAAGGATACTTGAAGCGTTCAAGGCTGGTGAAATTTCGGTAGTGGCGAATGTCGGGGTATTAACCACCGGCTTTGACTATCCGGAACTTGATACGGTAGTTATGGCACGTCCTACAATGTCACTTGCCATGTGGTATCAGATAGTCGGTCGTGCCATCCGTCCGCATCCATCTAAAGAATGTGGCTAGATTGTGGATTTATGCGGTAATATCAAACGTTTTGGGGAAGTTTCTGATTTACGGTTATTTGATAGTGGTAACGGCAAGTGGGCTGTGTTCTCCAATGGAAGACAATTAACTAACGTGAGATTCTGAAACCATGGATAAAGGATTCATCAAACTATCCCGCACATTCTTCGATAACAAGATATGGCAGGCCGCCCGGGCATTTAGTGAGTGCGAAGCGTGGATTGACTTGATACAGTCAGCACGATTTGAGGCATCACCGACTACGTCGCGCATCGGGTGTTACGAGGTAACATGGGAAAGAGGGCAATATCCTGCATCCAATAGATTTCTCGCTAAAAAATGGAGAAGGTCAGACCAATGGGTTAAATCCTTTCTTGGAAAACTAAAAAGAGAGAAAATGATTACTACTGATAACAGTCAAGGGGTTAATGTGATTACTCTTGTCAATTTTGAAAAATACAACGGTGAAGCCATAGGAAACCCACCTAACACCCCACCTTGTAACCCACTTAATAAATTGATAGACGGAGATTTACAAGAATTTATAACCCACCTTGTAACCCAGCAAATAACCCACTTCCAAAAAGGACAACCCACCTCTAACCCAAATAATAAGAAAGAAAAGAATATAAAAGAAACTACTCCTAACGGAGTAGCAAAGAAAGACGCGGCTAAAGCCGCTACTCTCTTCCGGAAAGATTCTTTCTATCAGTCTTTAATTCCCTATGTGGGTAAATACCCGAAAGACATGATACGAGCTTTCTTCGACTATTGGTCTGAAATGAATAAATCGTGCACGAAGATGCGCTTTGAACTTGAAAAAACATGGGAGTTGTCCAGAAGGTTAACTACTTGGGCAAACAAGGAGAGAATGCCTGCCAAGTCAACTACTGACGTTGGGGTGATTCTTAATAATAACTCTCCTGACAAATACGATTCACCGCAGGAAAAGAAATGGGAGGAAAGATGGAACAAATAGACTTCAGAAAAACAATTGATAGTTTTAGGGAAATGGGTTTTAATCCCTTGCCCAATCTTGTAAACATAGCTATACCTGATGCAAAGAGTGTCCTTTGGAGAGGACTGAACTATTTCACGGGAAATGCTGAATGGTTACCGGAATACGAGGAAATAGCAGCGTGGCTTTCGGGAAATAACGGTCGTGGGCTTCTCTGTCACGGGAATTGCGGGCGTGGAAAGTCGCTTATCTGCTGGAAAATCATCCCCTTGCTTCTCAATCATTATTGCCACAAGATAGTTTCCTGCTACGATGCGCAACAAATGAATGCCGATATAGACGCTGTGAAGGCAAAACATATCATCTACATAGATGACGTCGGTACGGAAAATATGAGCGTGAAATTCGGCGAAAAAAGGCTTGCCTTCTGCGAAATAGTCGATGAAGCGGAGAAACGAGGGAAACTACTTATGCTGACAACTAACTTGTCGCTTGATGAAATCTCCCAAAAGTACGGGGAGCGTACAATGGATAGGTTAGTTGCGATTACTACACGGGTTAAGTTCAAAGGGGAAAGTTTACGAAAATAATATGGCTAAGAAGATTCAGGCTATTCCTATGTATGTTAAATGTATGAATTGCAGATACGCTTCTGACTTTATAGGGAACTCATGTTTTTGTAAAATTAAAAACCATAGAGTGTGCGCATGCGGCAGATACGGCAGGATATGTGACAAATTCAAGAAAAGATGATTTTATGGACATGGAACTTGAAAAGGAAATCGAATTATTGGAGTGGCAGTGTGACAACGCACTGCGCCTGCGCTGCCCGTTGGTGGCAAGGAAGTACCAGCGCATGATTGACGAACTTGCCAAGGAGAGCAGGAACAGAAGTATGAACGACAAGAAGCGGAAGGATGAATAGTAAACTAACACATGGCTCTCTGTTCAGCGGCATTGGCGGTCCAGAAATAGCTGCTGAAATGATGGGCTGGAAAAACGTGTTCCATTGCGAGATAAACCCGTTCGGGAGAAAGATACTTGATTATTGGTTTCCAAACAGCAAAAGTTATGAAGACATCACGAAAACAGATTTTAGAGAATGGCAAGGGAAAATCAATGTCCTCACCGGAGGTTTTCCCTGCCAGCCCTTCTCTTGTGCCGGACAGCGAAAGGGAGCGGAAGATGACCGCTATCTCTGGCCGGAAATGCTACGAGCGATACGGGAGATACAGCCCGATTGGGTTGTTGGTGAAAACGTTGCTGGAATCCTCACGATGGTACAGCCAGGCAGTGAAACTGCGTTGGGACGTGAAGAATCTCTGTTCGGAGAGGTTGACCGAGAAAGAACATTGCATCGGCAGGAATATGTCGTCGAAACAGTGTGTAACGACCTTGAACGTGAAGGATATTCCGTCCAACCGGTTGTTATTCCGGCTTGTGCCGTCGGAGCGCCGCACAGGAGAGACAGGGTGTGGTTCATCGCAAAACGAGCTGCTACCGACAGTACAGACGCAGGGACTGAAACGGTGCAACGAGAACGGAAAGACGGAGTTTTATCCAGTGAAACTATTGCCGACACCATATTGCGGGGATGCGAGCGGAGGAGCAAGGAAATTGGCAGAGGACAGAAAGACGTGTGTGCAGGGCAAAGGATATTCAGCACGTCTGAACGACTTGATGAAAGCGGGGGTACTTCCGACTCCAGCAGCGAGGGATTATCAACCCTCCGTTTCCCCACAAGCATTGAAAAGAAAAAACGGGAAAATGAGGACGGATGCTCTGTGCAACCTTCCGGTAATGTTAGGAGAGCATCATTCGCAGAACGGTGGAAAAACTTCCCAACTCAATCCCCTGTTTGTAGCCGAGATGATGGGATTTTCACCGGATTGGACGGTATTGCCTTTTCAAAGTGGCGGCAGGAATCGATAAAGGCATACGGCAATGCTATTGTCCCACAAGTAATGTATGAGATATTCCTGGCAATAGAATCTATAGAAAAAGGCAAATAGTATGAACATTCACCAGACAGTTCCCCGCTCGGATTGCACCTCCTTCGCCAAGTGCGGCAAGCACTCACTTGCATATTGCAGGAGGTACGGCGCGTCCGAATGCGGGCCATGTGAAATCGTGAGGAGGAAACCCCGTAACCGGGTGGTCGTTGACGGAGTGGAGCGTAAACTGTGCACCCGCTGTGGTAGAGCGCTTCCGTTATCCCGTTTTTTCGATAGAATAGCCCGTCGTAACGGTAAGGAATACCATCTGAAAGCGTCATGGTGCAAGATGTGTATGGCAGAGGTACAGAGCGAGCGGAATAGAAAAAATAATAAAAAATATTGAATTATGAGACCAATAAGGAATATAGAAGACATTGGAAATCTAAAGACAGATGAAAAACTGATTGAATGCCTAAATGGTGAAGTGAATTATTATCGTTTTTTGTGCTTGCATCCGAGAAACGATGAATACGTGATTCTTCTGAACCATTGTGAGGAACCTAAAAGGTTTTATGTTAAAAGCATTATAGACCGATTTTATACGGACTATACAACACGCGATATAATCACTTATAAGAGGGATTATGCTTTGGAGCAGGTCAAGTTCTGCGAGCAGGCATTATCCGAATTTGATAAGGAGGGTAAAATATGATACTTACTACTGATAAGATGGTATTTGTTACCAATCAAGATAATTCAGACGAATACATTGAGAATCTTATAACTGAGTATGGGACTAATCAATATCGCATAAAGATTGACCGTACACTTAGTCCACCATATTATCAATTATTCCACGAATGGAAAGAGGGCAAGCGACAACTTAATAATTGCTTGTTTGCTTCAAGCAAGTTGGAAAAGATTGTGAATTACATAAATCAGAACATTCAATAAGGATAAATTATGAAACAGACAGTAGAAGAAGCAGCAAAACAAGAACTTACGTCAAGTTATGCAATAATAGTTGAAGGTGAATTAGCCTATCAGAGACAAGCAATGTTGAATATGTTCAGAAAAGGTGCCGAATGGCAGGCAAAGCAATCCCCGTGGATAAGCGTAGAAATGGCTATTCCGAAAGATGATTCTCCCGGAGTAGTGCAAGTCATAACAGTAGACGGAAAAGAAGGTGAAATGGCGGCTCGTAGAGTGATGTATAATATTTATCCATACATCAAAACTGGATATGTCACACATTGGAGGCCGATACCAGCACTACCGAAAGGAGGCGAAGGATGAAAGCAATAACCATCAAACAGCCATGGGCCAGTCTGATAGTCCACGGCATCAAAGACATCGAGAATCGCACTTGGCCGTGTCCTAAGAAATACTTAGGGCAGAGGGTGCTGATTCATTCAAGCGCCGTCCCCATGGAAATGATTAATCCTAATAGTGTATTTACGAAAAGGCAATGGGATAGCTTTTCACTTGGATTCCAGAGTGAGATTATTTGCGGCAATGGATATGTAAATTCTGCTATCATTGGAAGTGTCGAAATTGTGGATTGTGTTGTGAATCACTCTTCCATCTGGGCAGAGAAAGGAGTTTATAACTGGGTACTGGCTAATCCTATCCTTTACTCCAAACCTATCGAGAACGTGAAAGGGAAACCGTCTTTCTGGGACTATTCCGGTATTAAAGAGGTAAAAATTGAGTGTCCGGAATGTGGCAGTATAGAAATTGCTGTCGAAGATTATACGACAGCTCCGTTTCCGACTTACCTGCATAGGTGTAATAAGTGTGAACATGTGATTATGGAAAGTGAGTGGAATGTAATAAAGTAGGATATGGAATTTGATTGGGGAGGGTTTGTTGTAACAGTTTTGATAATTTGCGTTACTGTATATAATTGTTTAAATAGCTATTGGAAGCATAAGTATAGGGACGAGAACAAAGGTGACTGATAGATACAAAAAAAGGCTATCTATCCCAGACAGCCAATCTTTTTTATTAACCTTAAATCTAATACTATGAAAAACACATTGCAAAGGTACGGATTTGTGGGAGTTATGCAAATTATGAGCCTTTGTTCAGCCATCTTATAACATGGTTTAGCAAGTGGATATATGTGTTAACCATTAACGTAATAGATTTATAAAATTAACAAATAGCCAAT